GTCGCCTTCGCTGCCGGGGGCGGACTCCGGACACCGCCCCTCGACGGGGCTCGCTCAGCGACGGGCGGCCGACGGGCGGCGACGGGCGGGAAATTAAGGATTATGTCTTTTGTAAACGTAAACGTTTATTTTTTATACATCAGTGAAACGGATTCGGCAACCACCTCTATAAGATGCAGTTGGGGTACCGTCTGACAGGGGATTAGATCTGAAGACCCACATCCAAATAGCGTTGCGACCTGCGTCGGTATCAACGTTGGTAGGTCCATTGAAGAATAATTCTCTTCTCATCTTCTTATAATACTTCCAAAAGCGAGCGTTTTTGACTCCAATAGAAAGTAGATCTGGTTCGGCTAGAGTCGAGTAGTTACCAGAGTACTGATCCCAAATTTTGTCGACCATAGTTCTGAAACGAGAAGTACCTTGGACTTGAAGGTCGTTGAACGAGTAAATGGAGTTAATAAAAGTAGTGCCAAGTACGTCACCAAGTGTAGGAACGTTAGCACCAGTAAACTGAGTGTCTCTAACAATTAAGAGACGAATAGTAGTCCATGGATAGGGTGTAACTCCAGCTGACGCGATGGGAGCAGCGTAGAAGTTCATTCTAAGTTGGAGATTAGTGAGGAGAACGCGTCGACCAATTCTTTCGTTGTTGTCTGAGCCTTCTGCAACTCCCGTAAGCAGAGTTGGAGCAAGGGAGGTACTAAAGACTGGAACTGCGACCGAGTCGAAGGGGGTATCGTCGAACTTTCTTTCAGGTCGACCAATGCCGATACGAGTGAGTTGACGTCTAAATCGTCGTCGGAAGATTCTTCTACGTCGGTAAGTTCTTCTTGGTCCGATTCTTCTTCGTTTGAATCCTCTACGTCGGAAGCGGGCCATTTTCGTTTATAGCCGGTGTAATTGGTTGTTTTATTGTCCTTCTTGTACATTAGTCAAAAAGTGGGATTAACCCAGGAAAGACGTCAAGTTGTTCAAAAAGATTCACAATTGTGACACGTGATTCTAATGCTTCCAACACGGCGTGTTGAGAATTCTTGTAACTTTCTCTAAACGACTGATTCGTCGTTATTATGACCGGAACATTCTCGTTCTTGAAATTGAATCCACCATGAACTTTGAGATTCATCGGGCAACCATCGAGGAATAGAAGTAGAGTCTGTAGTTTCCAACCGGCATGGAGTTCCTCTAATGCTATAAAGTCGTACTTGCCATTCTCCCAAGGTGCAAAGTATGGCCCTTCGTTCGGGCATATATACGGGCGGAGGAAGTTCTTGAGACAGCGAATTAAATAACTCTTCCCCAGTTGAGTCGGTCCAATAAGCATGAGATGCTTGGTTCGAGAGGGACGTTGAGCATGGATGTTTGTGTTTAACCACAAGGCGATTGCATAGGCCGGAGAGTTCAATGGGTATTGGGCGAGATCTAGGAGTTGCCATTGTTGGAGTTGAACAACTGGCTGGCTGTTGAGTTGATACCACGAGTGTAGTTTCATGACCTTGTCGAGGTTAAAACCGACGAAACCGGGCTCTTCGTCGAAGGCTTCCTTGACGGACTTACCGTCTATTATGAGTTTTGCGATCTTATCATTTTTTGGCGCCTTTTTTGCCATAGCAGCCGCTGAGAAGGGGGAAGGCCATTCGATAAAGTCCGATATATTGCCATTTGTAAGGCCCTTGCATACGTATTCGATGACCTTTCGCTTATTTCGTGCAGCTTGTACGTTAGGGTGCCAATAACCTTCAATGTCGTAATCCAGGTCAAAAGCAGTAGCAAATTGAGTTTTGTTAAGAACGAGGCGCTCTTTAACTTCCATATAGCAGTGAAGGTGAGGATTCCCATCTTGATGAGTTTCTTGAGAAATACAAATACGCTCTATATCAAAGTCGCATTTTAAATGATCAAGGAGAGCGACAGGAGGAACAGGGCATTGAGCGTAGGTTAAAAATATATGCTTTAAGAAATGTTGTCTTGCCATGATGCTGTGATGCTGTGTGGCGATAGTAATATTAGTATCGCCACTCAGCTTTTTGTGTTTTTGTGATTCACAAGATCTATTAGATTCTGTTATTTCCTAGAAAAATACGAAGTAGGGATTTTGGTAGGCCCTCCGGGGGTGCACTGAAGGCAGCTCTCGGCTGTCGCCTTCGCTGCCGGGGGCGGACTCCGGACACCGCCCCTCGACGGGGCTCGCTCAGCGACGGGCGGCCGACGGGCGGCGACGGGCGGGAAATTAAGGATTATGTCTTTTGTAAACGTAA